CCATATTAGTATGTTTTATAGAAAAATTCTAAATTTAAAATTAGATCCATTTAATAATATTCCAAAAGAATATTATGATATTGATTTACATAAAGACGTTGGCCCGGTTTGGAATAAGAGACTGGTAAAGGAAGATTTGGGGACAGAGTTTTCGGATTGGTTTGATGCGAACGGATTAAAATTTAGAGATGCAATGCTATTTTCATATATGCCTTTTAGTAGAGGATTTATTCACATTGACGATTACGATTGTGAAACAGCTTTAAATTTTTCTAAGGGCAGTCCTGGACTAATACAATGGTTTGACGGAAGTGACCCTATAACAGGAACGACTGATGTTGGTAAAACAAAATATATTAAATTTGATGAGTTGAAATGCAAAATCTTAGAAACTCATGTATACACTGATCCTGTTCTAGTAAAAGTAAACATTCCTCATAGAGGAATAAATTTAGGACAGGATATGAGATATACTGTATCGGTGAGATGGACTCCGTACATGACTATAGAAGAGTCTGAAAATTTATTATCTAAAGGATTAAAAAATGAGTGATGGTGGAAAGGGGTCAGCCCCTAGACCTTATAGTGTAAGCCAAGATCAGTTTGCAAATAATTGGAATGCCACTTTTGCAAAACCTAAAGGTACTTGCGGGTGCGGCCGTAGTCCTACAGGTAACTGTGTCGGCTGGCACGGACTTACTGAAGAAGAGTTTCAATGGCGCAAAGAACTGTATGAAACAGGTAGAGTTGATTTAGCTGGCCAAGATATTGATTAAGAAGAACGAAAAAAGATAAGTAAAAATATGCTGAATTAGCTCAGTTGGTAGAGCAACGCACTTGTAATGCGTAGGTCGTCAGTTCGAATCCGACATTCAGCACCAGTTTAAGGTTATCTAGATGGAGAATTTTTTCTTTCCTATTGTTGATTTTAAAGTCGATGCACAACGGTTATTAACCGAGTTTGACAAATTTGTTAAGCCCGAATATGATACAACATTGTGTTATTGTCTAACAACAAAAGAAGAATTTATTAACGATCTAGATTACGATTTTAGAAAATTCTACGGAAAATTAACTCCCCCTGGTCCTGGAATAAAATTAATATCCGGCGACTATGACTACCAAATAGTTCATTGGCCTAAGATATTAGAAGGGTCGTACATCCAAGAAGTTGCTAATCTTTGCTCCGATGTATTAGGTCTTTCAAATCCGCGAGTAAGATGCAGTGTTGTAAATGGTAAAGATGAACAACATAATATCGGCTTTCATACAGACCAACATGCTGTTTCTAGAATACATATTGCATTAAAAACAACAAACGAATGTGTATGGCACTTTATGAAAGGTGACGATATTGTAAAAATACACCAACCAGTTGATGGGATTCCTATGTTTGTTGATACAGGTAGAACACCGCATGATATTTGGGTTCCTACAGGAATTAGAAGAATACACATTTGGTTCCAATATCATAATTATGTTGACGAGGATCGGTTAGCTGCTTTACAGAATAAAGCAAGGCACGATAATTATTCTAATGAATTTTAAAAATTTAACTTATGCTAAACTAAATTTAGAATTCGATAGAGAAGAATTTTCTAAAGAATACGACGAAAAAATTATGCCGTTTGGAGTGGACACCGGTAACGGCATACGTAGTGTACAAGTGACTACAAATCTAAATAAAATTTGGGGGATGGTTCCTCCAGAAGAATATAGAAAGATTAGCCATTACGTTCAACCAGGCGATGTTTCAACACTTAAATTTGTTAAAAATGAACGACCGAGTTGGATAATGAATCAGCTAATGTATCTTGACACATCTAATGTCGAAGATCCGTTATTAAGAAGATACGGTCCAACTGCTATCGGACCATCTATAAGAAACGAAACGCTAGATCCTAAATTTGATTGGCGAGTTAAACCGCAGTATGAGGATTTAAAAATAGTAAAATGGGTATATGAAAATTTACCATTTGAAAGAATACACGGTTTACATACAGTATCAATAGAAGCAGGCGGCTTCGGTAGCATACATAGAGATGCAAAAGGATTTTATACTGACACAACAAGTGCAGGCGAAAATAAATTATATAAGAATGGATTTGTTGTAATAAACTTAAATATCAGCGACGGAGGTGTTCCGTTGTATTGGGCACTAGATGGAGACGATTTGCGACATTATCATCTTGTTAACGATCCGATTTATCTTACAAATGATTATTTTATGCACGGCGTTCCAATTGTAAAGTCGAGACGTCGTCAACTAAGAGTTACAGGGATACCAAAACCGGAGATGTGGGATCTATTCGACCAGAAAACAATCTCCACTATCCCAGAAGATTATAAGTATATACAAACAGTGATTCAAGAATAAAGCGGGGTTCGTATAGTGGTAATACCTTAGCCTTCCAAGCTAATGCTGAGAGTTCGATTCTCTTACCCCGCTCCATAACAACCTAATGGAGCAAATAATGGAAAAAGCGTCTAGTCGAGGACCTACTATTGACATTGAGCACTGCACAGAAGCGGCAGGCGGCAATAGATTTAATCTAGTTCTCATCGCATCTGTAAGAGCAAGAGAGATAGCTAGAAAACACAAGAGAGACGAGGACTATGCAAACATTGGTAATACAGTAACAGCCTTGTTAGAAATCCAAAATGGATCTATTGGGAAAGAATATTTGAAGAAAGTTTAATCGGAGTGTAGCGCAGTCTGGTAGCGCATCTGGTTTGGGACCAGAGGGTCCAAGGTTCGAATCCTTGTACTCCGACCAATTTGCCTGGTTAGCTCAGGGGTAGAGCGTCTCGTTTACACCGAGAGGGTCGGCAGTTCGAAACTGTCACCAGGTACCAATTTAAGGATACTATATGCCAATGTACGAAGCAACTATAAGAACACCCGTCGGCGAAGAAAAGAAACGTATCTATGCAGATACACCGCAGGAAGCTAAAAAACTTTTCGAACAACTATATGGTGGTCCTAGAGCAGTTCCGTATATACCGCATATAGTAGCAAGTTAACAGACGCGGGGAGGGTCCGGTCACCAGCGAGGTCTCATAAGCCTTTGCCATCCTTGGTTCAAATCCAAGTCCCGCAACCAAATATGTGCTAGTCCATTCTGACTAGTTGGTGGAAAGTCACTAACCAGTGGCCCCAGTAAGGATGCTAACAGCAACTTTTACTTTATTATATAAACCAGCAGACCGGTTCGATTCCGGAATCCCTTCGGGGTCTAGTGTAATGGTAGCACACAGGTCTCAAAGTAAAATGCATCCTGTTAAATTTTAGGAGAACGTAATGATGAAAAACAAAATCAAGCCCGTTCGACTGAAGAATATTGTGAATAATCAGGAAGTTATTTGTGATGATTATACCAATATTCGGACTATCGACGGCAATGACTTCGTCGAGGTCCATCTTGAAAACCAAAGTCGTAAATTTTGGTTAAACAAGGCACCCTTACAAAAGATAAAAGAAAAGTCCAAAAAGACTTGACTCTTGCTCGAAAAGAGCATATAATAGATGTATTGTAAGAACTTAGGTTAGGTACAGCAACTTCAGATTAAACTGAACAGTTTGGGGAAGGTAAGGACATCAAACTCCTTACTCCTGGACGAGGTGAGTTAGTTTTCTCACTTGAAATAAAAAGGCAAAAACTAACCTGCTAATTTCTTAGGATAGATACAGCAACCTTCAACTTTATACTGAAACCACTAATGCAGTAGACGGTGGCTCGGAAGGCTAGGAACACTGGAGAGGAAACTCTGTGAAGGTGCCCTATCTGTAGCAATACAGACACTAACGGAACTGACGACTAGGGAAAGACCTATATGTGCATATACAGAACTTATATGCTAGGCTTGGGGAACTGAACCAATATACAGGGGATGGGGCCAAGCAGAAAATAAAAACTGTTCCGGCTATCCTGTTAAACAATAGAATGTTAACAGCAATCAAAAACTTTACTGCAAATAAAGAAAAATACATTCTGAAAGGAGACACACATGAACGCATTTGTTCAAGCAGTAGCAAACCAAGAAGCCCGTACTGAAAACGGTATGAAGGCTCGTAAGTCAACAGCCAAGGCTACAGTTGACTTGTTCTACAAGATCGGCGCAAGCCGTGGTAAGAACATCACAGCGGACTTTACAGCCGCTTATGTAGAAAACAGTGATGTAGCACTACGCATCGCACAATGGGCACGTGATGTCCGTGGTGGTGCAGGTGAACGTCAGTTGTTCCGCGATATTCTAGTTCATCTAGAAAAGCGTGATCCAGATGCCGCTTTGGCTTTGCTAAAGAAGGTACCTGAAGTAGGTCGTTGGGATGACATCTTTGTCTTTACCAATCCCGACCTAAAGTCAGCCGCTTACGCAATGTTGGGCGATGCCCTTCGTGCTAAGAACGGCCTTGCCGCAAAGTGGACTCCACGTAAGGGTAAGGTTGCGGCTGAAGTGCGAGCATTCTTCGGAATGTCTCCAAAGCAATACCGTAAGAGCCTTGTTGCTCTTACAAAGGTTGTTGAAACACAAATGTGTGCCAACGACTGGGATAACATCAACTTCTCGCACGTTCCTTCTGTTGCGGCTCGTCTGTACAAGAAGGCGTTCAACCGTCATACTCTAGCGTTCGCTGAGTATGTGGCCAAGTTGGTAAGTGGTGACAAGACTGTAAAGGTTAACGCTTCTGCAATCTTCCCACATGATGTTATCAAGGGTATCGCTCACTCCTATGTGAAGTTTGACAAGACTGAAACAGATCATGTCATCGCACAATGGGACGCTCTGCCAAACTATGTTGGTGATGCTAGCATCCTACCAATCGTTGACGTTTCGGGTTCTATGACTTGCTCAGCAGGTAAGAACACTGGCGTTCGTTGTTTGGACGTGGCAGTTGGTCTAGGCCTGTACCTAGCAGACAAGAACAAGGGTGCGTTCAAGGACACATTCTTAACTTTCTCTAGCAAGCCAGAACTTGTTACTCTAAAGGGTAACATTGTTCAAAAGGTAGACCAAATGTCTAAGAGCAACTGGGACATGAGCACTGACCTACATGCGGCTATGAACAAGATTCTATCCGTTGCGGTTAAGAACTCTGTACCAGAAAGCGACATGCCAAAGATGTTGCTGATCTTGTCAGACATGCAGTTTAACCAATGCGCTCGTTTCGACGATAGTGCAATGCAAATGATCGAACGCAAGTTCGCAGATGCAGGTTACACTGTACCACAAATTGTGTTCTGGAACCTAAACGCAAGTGACAACGTTCCAGTTAAGGCTGACAAGTCGGGTGCGGCTTTGGTAAGTGGATTTAGTCCAAGCATCATGACAGCTTTGCTGTCCGCTGATCTGGATCAGTTCACTCCAGAAGGTATCATGATGAAGACCGTAATGGTTCCTCGTTATGACCTTAGCTAAAAAGTATTAACTTTTAGATAGCACCTTCGGGTGCTATTTTTTTAACTTGACATAGCCAAAATATAATGTTATAATGCAGTTAAGATGTATAAAGTAATAGGTAAAGAAGAAACTTTCAAAGTTCTTACACTTGCAGAAGCAATGAACCTTGCCAAGCACATGAATGAATTCGTAAGAATCGTTGGTAAGGATTTTGAAATCGTAGGTAAGTTTGGCGTTGATGAAGTGACCGATCCCAACTACGACGGTTGGATATCAAGAAAACAAGGAGTATAAAATGCCATGGATCCAAAACGTATCGATTAGCGATATCAAAAGTGCTCGCCATTTTGAAGCGGGCGAAAACTCTATGCTGATCCAGATCGTTGATCCGGCATACGAGTTTCCTAGACCTATGAAGCAGTTTAAGGAAGTTTATCAGTTCGAGTTCCTAGACATTGAAGAAGCACACGAGTTCGCCGTCACACAAGAGCAAGCAGATCGTTTGGTTCAACTATTACAACACGCATTGGAGAACCGTATGCACGTTGTGGTTCACTGTCATGCCGGTGTCTGCCGCTCGGGCGCTGTCTGCGAAGTAGGTGTTATGATGGGCTTCAACGACACAGAAGTGTTCCGATCGCCTAACCTACTAGTCAAGCACAAGATGATGAAGGCCTTAGGATGGACCTATGACGAGCAGGAGCCTCACACTATTAATGGGGTTGCTGTTCCAGAAGATTGGACTAACGACAACGAAAAGGTCTTTACACTTGCTGATGCTCGTCGCAAGTATAGATTTGAACATGGGGATGAACATTGAATGAGAAACTTATGCATTTCCGAAATCCTAAGGTTGATGCAGTTAACTCCTGTAGTTTACAATTTAAAACCTTGGGATCAATGGAGCAATCGAGAGCTGTTAGAGTTCTATGGTAATCTCCGTATTGAAATTGAAACAGAAGAATATTAAAATGAACGAACGAATTAAAGAACTTGCCCACAAGGCTGAGTTTATCGATAAAAGACCTAAAAGACACAATGGTAATGAATGGCGTTGGGGATATATTGACCCTGAACTTTCAGACAAGTTGGAAAAGTTCGCCGAGTTGATTGTTAGGGAATGTATAAAAGAATCAATGGATGAAATTGTGCCTGACCAAGACATTGCAGAGACCAGCGATCCACTTGCCCGTGAATATCTCAAGGGCAATAATCAAGGCATTGTAGATGCTGTTGTCAGATTTAGAAATCATTTCGGAGTTGAAGAATGATTGATTATCACGAAGCCGTTAGAGAAATGCACAAGGGTAATGTTGTCAAGTATGTTGGCACTGTTAATGGCAATGTCATGAGCGACAATGGTGCCAGTTTCTGTATGTGCCGTGGTTGTATTTTCTTGTTTGATGACGGGGTGATCAAATGGAACAAGCTGGGCTATATGGTTTATGATCCAGACTTCCGTTATGAATTGACTGGAGAAACAATTGACCCGAGAGCATGGAAACCAGAAAAGAATCGAGACCGTAAAGAGACTAAGAGTAAGTTGGGTTATAGTCGTATAGGATTGGGGAATGTATGAGTAATCTTTGGTTTAATATTAGATTTGGTGTAAGGCATTTTCAGTTTTCACGAGACTGGGAAATCTCATTCCGTGTGAATCCTTACTTTATTGAAAACCCTCCTACCAAGTGGTTTGAAGTTTATTGTTTATTCGGAAAGCAGGTAGGACTATGAATAAGATACCAATGTTAGAACGGTTTGCCGCACAAAGTCTTGTGGAGTATGATGGAGAACTAATCTTCAGTAAAGAAAAGTTCGCCGAGTTGATTGTTCGGGAATGTGCTAGAGTTATTGATCGTGGCGATGGTGAAATGTCAAGTATGGCTGAAACCATTTGGTGCAATGTGTGTAGAGACGATATTTTAAAACATTTCGGAGTTGAAGAATGATTCAATACCCAGCAGATAGCAAACCACACATTAAATGGCATCATGTTGATGGACCATTGTTGATTTGCCGTGACGGAACACCACACTGGATTACTAAGACAGAACTACTTTGGTTGAGAATGGGATTTATGAACATCAACACACTGGATGAAAAGTATTGTAAAGAAGATCAAAAGGGTTGAAGAATGAAACTACGTGAACTGAAAGCATTGGTTGATCGTGCTGTTGAAACTTCACAAGACTATGAAGACCATGAAGTTGTAATCGCTGTCAAGTTGCCATATGCTACTGTTGGTGCTATTCCTATGGTCGCTGTAAAATCTGTGAATAAAGGTTTTGATTGGGAGAACGGTAAGTTTATTCTTACACCTGAAGAAAATCTAACACCTGCTGATCGTGACTTTGCAGAAACTATGAAGAAGTTGCAAGACAAGGTGGGCTGGGCAGAATATGAGAACCGTAATCTCAAAGCAGAAATTAAACGATTGAAAAAGCAGCTCGGAGTTGAAGAATGATGTATTTGCATAAAGATGATTTAAAAAAGATGTTAGAAGTTTTGGAAAGTTTCCCCAACATCGAAGTACTCAAAGTTGATCAGGACACTAGTTCTGGCATTGGTGCTGTTACTACTGTATCTTTTGATACTGTGGTTAACGACTGGAACAGTCAAGTTACCATTGAAATCTCCGGAGTAGAAAACTGGTAAAAACTGTGGCTTTTTAGCCACTTGACAGTTTGGCTTCTTGAGACTATAATAGTATTTTAAAGAAAGGAGCATGATATGGGTTATAATACCAAATATTTTGACCATGAAGCCCATTATGCTTCTAAGTCAACAAAGGAGCTCGAAGCCCTGTTAAAAAAGGCTACCGAGTTTGTAGGAAAATATCCCCAGTTTGAATTCAGTTGGCACAACGAATATCGCCAAATGTTGAAACTGAGGATAGCAGAAAGAATAGGAAGGAAGTAAGATGCCTAGTGTATTTTTAGTTAGCGACACGCACTTTGGTCATGCCGGTGTCTGCCGCTTCACTCGTAACGATGGTGTTACGAAGTTACGTCCTTGGACTGATCCTCAGGAAATGGACGAAGCAATGATCAAGGCGTGGAACGAGCGAGTCAAGCCCACTGACAAGGTCTACCACTTAGGTGACGTTGTTATTAACCGCAAGGCTATGAGCACGTTGGCTCGTTTGAACGGTGACAAGGTCTTGATCCGTGGCAACCACGATATCTTCCGCGACGACGAGTACAGGCAGTACTTTAGAGAGTTACGAGCATACCACGTTATGAACGGAATGATCTTAAGCCACATTCCTGTACACAGCGATAGCTTGGGCCGTTTTGGTGTTAACATCCACGGGCACTTACATGCGAATCGTGTAAAGAAGCCTAGAGGTGTTGATGCACGTACAGGAGAAATCTTGTACAGCGATGAAAACGATCCTCGTTACCATTGTGTCTGCGTGGAGCAGACTCCGGACTTTGCTCCGATGTTGTTTGAAGATGTGATCAAGCGCATCGAAGCTGAAGGCGGCGTAGTTGGTTTCCGCAACGGCAACGGTCCTACGATGTAAGGTGTAACAA